ATGGACGAATCCCGCACGAGCACCAGGACCCGTCGACGGCGAGCCCAACGAGCGACCGAACCCCCCGAGTGGCGGCGGCGGGAGCTGGTCGACCTGCTCGGGGCCGGGCTGGCCCGGGTCATCGAGCGGAGCGATCCAGGCGACGACGCGCTCTCGGATTCCTCTGCGGCGAGAGTGGAACTGCGCGGCGATGCGGGCCTCAGTGTGGTCGCGGGCGGGGCGCCCGCGGGACGCGGAGGTGCGTGATGACCGAGCCGGGATCGACGATCGAGCGGGATCTGGCCGCCCTTGAGGGCCTGACCGCCCGCGAGCTGCGGGAGCGGTACGAGCGGGTCTTCGGCGAGGCGGCCCGGTCGAACAACCGCCGCTGGCTGCTCCGCCGGGTGGCGTGGCGGATGCAACTGCTGGCCGAGGGCGAGTTGGCCCAGCGGGCCGTGGACCGGGCACGCACCAAGGCCGCCACGCTGGCCCGTGACGCCGACCTCCGGGTGCGGCCGCCGAGCGGGCCTATCGACGCCGCGACGCCCGTCCGCACAGTCGTCGGCCAGATGTCGCCCGGCCGCGACGAACGGGTGCCGCCGCCGGGGGCCGTGCTCGTGCGGGTCTTCAACGGCCGCGAGCATCGGGTCACGGTGCGGGCCAACGGCTTCGAGTTACATTCGGCAGGTGGGGGGGAGGTGTACCGGTCGCTGAGCGCGGTGGCCCACGCCATCAGCGGCTCGCACTGGAACGGGTACCACTTCTTCGGGCTGGGCAAGCGCACCGGCGCGAGTGGGAGCGATCAATGAGCCGCGCGACCCAAGAGCCCGCCACCGTCCGCTGCGCCATCTACACGCGCAAGAGCACCGAGGAGGGACTCGAGCAGGAGTTCAACTCGCTGGACGCCCAGCGCGAGGCGGGTGAGGCGTTCATCGCGAGCCAGCGGATGGCGGGGTGGACGTGCTGCGCCGAGCGGTACGACGACGGCGGCTTCAGCGGCGGGAACGCCGAGCGGCCGGCGCTCAAACGCCTCCTGGAGGACATTGAGGCCGGTCTGGTCGACTGCGTGGTGGTCTACAAGGTGGATCGGCTCAGCCGCTCGCTGCTGGACTTCGCGCGGATGATGGAGACTTTCGAGCGGCACGGCGTGTCGTTCGTCAGCGTCACGCAGCAGTTTAATACGGCCCACTCGATGGGCCGGCTGACGCTGAACATCCTGCTGTCCTTCGCCCAGTTCGAGCGCGAGATCATCAGCGAGCGGACCCGCGACAAGATCGCCGCGGCCCGCAAGAAGGGCAAGTGGGCCGGCGGCCGCCCGGTGCTGGGCTACGACATCCTGCCGGGCAGCGGCGGGTCGAAGCTGGCAGTCAATTCCGAAGAGGCCGAGCGGGTCCGGGCCATCTTCGGGGTCTACCTCGAGCAACGTTCGCTGCTGCGGGCGTCAGCGATCTTGAATGACCGTGGTTGGACGACCAAGGCGTGGACGGCCAAGAACGGAAGGCCCCAGGGTGGGCGGCGTTTCGACAAGGCGGTGCTCTACAAGCTGCTGACCAACCCGGTCTACGTCGGCAAGGTCCGCCACCACGAGGACCTCTACGACGGCGAGCACGAGGCGATCGTCGACGAGGGCGTGTTCGCCGAGGTGGGCCGGCTCCTGGCCTCGAACAACGCCCGCGACGGCCGGTCGCCGCTGAACAAGCACGGGGCGTTGCTGAAAGGGCTGGTCCGCTGCGAGAGCTGCGGGTGCGGCATGTGCCACCACTTCGCCACGGCCAGGGTCAAGGGTGGCGGGGCTAAGCGGTACCGCTACTACGTGTGCACGCGGGCCCAGAATGAGGGCTGGAGCGTGTGCCCCGGCCCATCGCTGCCCGCCGACGAGCTCGAGGGGTTCGTCGTGGAGCAGCTTCGCGCCCTGGGCCAGGACCAGACGCTGGTGGCCGATGCGGTGCGGTCCGCCCAATCGCAGCTCCGCGAGCGGCTGCTGGTGATCCGGGCCGAGCGCGAGGGCGTGGGCGGCGAGCTGGACGCCGCCCGGGCGAAGTTGAAGGGCATCGTCGACGCGGGCCGCGAGCGGAACGGCTCGGCGGCGCAGGCGGCCGAGCTGCGAGAGGCGATTCGCGATTCGGGTAGCCGACTCCGCCGGCTCGACGCCAAGCTCTCGGCCATGCGCGAGCGCGTGATGGACGAGGATGAGCTGGCAGGTGCCCTGGAATCCTTTGACCCGATGTGGGAGCAGCTCACCACGCCCGAGCGCGAACGCCTGCTGCGGCTGCTCGTGCAGCGGGTCGACTGGGACGCCGCGACAGAGACCATCACCGTCGCGTTCAACGCCGAGGCCGGCGCTGAGGAGGCCGCGGCGTGCCCGAGCTGACCGTCAGCAAGCGGATCTCCTTCGCCACGGCCGGGCGGGGCCGCGTGCGGATCCGCGAGGCCGCCGAGTCCGCAGCGACCGCCCCATCGCCGCTGCCACGGGTCACGCGGCTGATGGCCCTGGCGATCAAGCTCGACGGCCTGCTGGCCATCGGCGCCATCACCGACCAGGCCGAACTCGCCCGCGCCGGCTGCATCACGCGGGCCCGGGCAACCCAAATTATGAACCTGCTCCACCTGGCCCCGGACATCCAGGAGGCGGTCTTGGACCTGCCCCCGGTGGCCCAGGGCCGAGACCCGGTCACCGAACGCGACCTGCGGCCAATCGCGGCGGAGGTGTGCTGGGGGAGGCAGCGGGAGATGTGGCAGCGAGCGACACGAAGCGACAGCTAAGTCCTTCCGTTGCATGGCTTTCCAATAGCGGGTACCATGCGTTCCAGTAGCCAATCCTGCTACTGGAGACATCCATGCCCAAAGCCGATCGCTTGAAGCCACTACCGACTCCGGAGGACTTGTCGCGTATCAGCCCCGCCATGCTCGCAAGGCTCCTGATGCCCTTTCAACTCGAACTGGCAAGGCTCGAGGCAGGCGATGGAGACGCAGTGGATATCGAGGCCGTCCGGCAGCTTGTTGCGCGCGACGCCTCGAAACTTCCTGCCACGTTGATCAACCAGCTCGGAATCGTCAGTTCGCTTGGCACCGAGAGCAACTTCTCACGCTTGCTAGACACAGTATCGACACGCAAGCTAAGCCCACCCGATCAACCAACTGCCGCGGATCTCGCGATCGTCTTGCTACACGGCGCTCCAGACGCGCTAGAACGCATCTTTGCAGAGCAGCTCACCTTCCGTGGTCGAAGGTTGCGTACACACCTCGCGCTGTGTGATACTGCGCCACAAGTGACCAACGTGCCCGACCATCTTCTCGAGTCGATTCGAGTCTCACTCGACGAGCACTTCGAGGCACGCGGAAGGGGTCGTGGTGTTCGCGTGTTCGCTGTGACCACCGACGGGGGCTTCCGGCTACTGATTCGTCGGGGCGATCCGCTGCACAGAGAAGCGACGATTGATCCAGACTCCGGTGATACAAGACACATCGCCTTTCACCGAGAGCGATACGACATGGCAATCTACAAGTGCAGAGATGGCGAGCTCCAACTCAACGCCAGAGACGATGCAGACGTCGAAGCATACCTCACGACGATCGGACACTTCATCTTCAATGATCAGACGCTCTTCCTTGGAGAGGGTTTGCCAGCTCGGTACACCCTTGAGCCCATCGTGCAGCATGGCGCGGATTGCTTGGATGTCGGCGGTGTCCCCGGACTGAAGTCGGTCCAGATGACGTCGGTCGAGTGGTATCACGGCAAGGCGAGCGGCCTTCGGACCATAAAGCGGGCCAGCGATATCTTCGGTGCGTTCCGGTTTGAAAGGGAAACCATCCCAAGGGGCGTGAAGCTGACCGCCGCGTCCTTCCGTCTCCAGTTTACGGACCGTCGTGAAACCAGCGTCCGAATCGTCTTGCCGAACAACGCGGTCATCGGGCGCGATGTGGATGCCGAGGCGGTGCGCCAATGGCTCACGTTTCGTGGCTTCGTCGTAGACCGAGAGGAAGCGAACCGTGGGCTCACTCGATCCCTTCTGGCAACATCTTGAGCTTCACCCACACTCGGCGGAGGTGAGCTCCGAGTGGCAGCGGGTTCTGGCTGGCTGTTTTGCTGACGCGGCTGAGCATCTGACCGCAACCGGCGAGTTCGCGTCGATGGTCGGCTCACCGTTGATCAATGCGCCAGACATGCGTGTGGTGCATTATCCGGACGGCACGGCTGGCGCGGTATGTGACGAGGGAATATCACCGAGCATGTCGCTAGAGCCAGGCGACATCGCTTTGAGCACGGTGTCTGCAAAGTCGCTGAGGTCGGCTCTCGCGCGTGCACTCGGTCTGCGCACATCAACGGTGCCCACCCAGGGCTGTTGCGGCGAGTTGCCACTTGGTGCCTGGGAACCGCAGCTTGAAACGGCGTTCCCCGTCGTCATGGTCGCGCATCCGGACGAGCAACGGGCTCGATTGCTTGCCAAAGAAGCAGTCTTGCGGGCTGGCAAACCCAGCCTCGTACTCACGCCGACTTCCGACACTTGGACCGATGAGTTGAGGCGATTGATGGAGGCCAGCAAGGCAATGCTGGGGTCGCTCGCCGATCTCGTGACGGCTGATCCGGACCACTCTTGGATGGCCACCGAAGATTGGGACTATCTCCTTGAGGCGTTCGAGCGTCGGGCTGGCTTTACCAGGAGGGCTGGCACGCAGAACAAGCGGCCTCCACGCCGCCGTGGAGAGCGGTTAGCCAAGGTCGACGCCATTCGCCGCGAAATCGTGCTGCTGGCAGAGACACGGATAAAGACCATCCTCTTCGCCGAGGAATGCGGGGACACATACAAACTCGAACGTATTCGCAAGGGCGACATTTGCAAGTACGCTGAGGTGGAGCCGCACGACTTCTCCAGGGCCGCAAAGGACCCAGCCGGTGCCGACATTTACGACCTGTTTCAGATGCTGAACAACGCAGATCAACTTCGCACTTGGTGGAAAAACCACCGAAGCGTCGCCGAAATTTGCAGTTAGGCCGCATCGGCGCAAGTGCAAATATGCGATTGGGCAGGCGCAAGTCCATGTACTACATGGATTTGCGCTGTTCTTGCGCTGTTCTATCTCCAGTATCTGCAATTCCACCGGGAGGGTGTACGCGGTGCAACTCGCGCCGCGGCCCAGACACCCCCCGGCGAGGCTTGCAATGGCACAGCGACGGACGGCGTCCCCGAATGGGGCCACGCAGAACAGCACCCCCGACCACCCCGACCACCCCAACACCCCACCCACCTGGCACGACGACTTCGCCCAGCAGCGGCTCAACTACCACGCCGAACGTTTGGCCCGCAAGTACCACCTCGACAAGGACGATGAGGACATCCGCCAGGACCTCCTCCTCCGCGTGCACCGCAAGCAGCGGGACTACGACCCCCGGCGGTCGAGCCCGCACACCTTCACGTCTCGGGCGTTCGACTGGGCGGCCGCGGAGGTTGAGCGGGAGCTGTGCCGGGGCCAGAAGCGAGTCAGGCGGCTCTGGGCCGCCCGGCGGTGCTTGATCCGGCGGGCCAGCTGGCGCCGCGGGCAATGCCCGCCGCCGGGCGCCAAGACGGCGATGACCGAGCTGCTGGAAGCCATCGACCGGCTGCCCGACGACCAGCGGGAGCTGGCGATGTGTCTGATGACCGGGACCAAGGCCCAGACCGCGCGCACGCTCGGGGTGGCGTCCTGCACAGTCCACCGACGCATCAAGCAGCTCCGCGAGGTGCTGGCATCCCACGCGCCCGACGAATCTTCTGATCTGCCTGCGACACCCTGAAAACTGGGCGCAGATGTAGATCCACATGGCACACCCACGCACCTGCTGCCGCCGGCACGAGTCCGGGCGTCCGCCCTGCCCGCGTTGCCCCGAGGGGCACCGCCCGGCGGGCGATCCGGCCTCGCTGAGCCTCTCGTTCCTCATCCGCGAGCCGGCGGCGGTGTACCACGCGAAGGCCCGCGACCACCTCAGCTCGCACGCGCTGGGGGACTTTCGCCGCTGCCCGCTGCTGTACCGGCGCAAGCGGCAGGGGCTGATCACCGAGCCGGACCGCTCGGCGTACGTCGTTGGCCGTGCGGCGCACGTGCTGACGCTCGAGGGGCGCGAGCGGTACAGGGCCGAGTACGCCGTGGGCGGGCCGGTGAACCCCAGGACCGGCGAGCCGTTCGGCCCCACGACCAAGGCCTTCCAGAAGTGGGCGGCCCGCTGCGGCAAGGCCGTGCTGGGCGACGCCGACGCGGCCACCGTCGAGCGGATGGCCGGCAGCGTCAAGGACCACATCTTCGCGCGCGAGCTGCTGGCCGAGGGGGTGGCCGAGGGCGTGGTGCGGGTCGAGTACGACGGGCACGCCTGCCAGGGGCGGCTGGACTGGCTGAACCCCATCGAGGACCGAGGCATCGTCGACCTGAAGACCTGCCAGGACCTGGACGGCTTCGAGGCCCAGGTCCGCGATTTCGGCTACGCGCACCAGCTGGCCTTCTACCGCGAGCTCGTGCGGCGCGCCTGCGGCCACGCGCTGCCGGTGCACCTGATCGCCGTCGAGAAGCGCGAGCCCTTCCGCTGCGGCGTGTGGCGGATCGACGACGAGCTGCTGGAATCCGCGCGCCGTGACAACGAGCACGCCATGGCCGCGCTCACGCGGTGCTGCGAGCGGGATACGTGGCCCACCGGGTACGAGTCGCTGCGGCTGCTGACCGCCCAGACCCCCACACCCACCCCCACGCGCACCAACTGACCAACACACCAAGGAGATTCACCATGGGACTTCTGGACTCAATCGAAACCGGCCGCACGCGGATGCCGCGGCGCGTGCTGGTGTACGGCACGCACGGCATCGGCAAGAGCACGTTCGGGGCCATGGCCGAGGACCCGGTGTTCATCCAGACCGAGGACGGCCTGGCGGACATCGACGCGCCCCGCTTCCCGCTGGCCAGCGACTTCGGCCAGGTGCTGGGCGCCCTGGGCGAGCTGTACACCGAGGAGCACGGCTACAAGACCGTCGTCATCGACAGCCTGGACTGGCTCGAGCGGCTGATCCACGCGAAGGTCTGCCGCGACCGGCAGGCGCAGTCGATCGAGGACATCGGCTACGGCAAGGGCTACGTCTTCGCGCTCGAGCCCTGGCGCGAGGTGCTGGCCGGGCTGGACGCCCTGCGGCGCGAGCGGGGCATGCAGGTGGTGCTCATCGCCCACGCGGCCATCGAGAAGTTCAGCAATCCCGAGACCGAGAGCTACGACCGCTACGGCCCGCGGCTGAACCGCCACGCGTCGGCGCTCATCCAGGAGTGGTGCGACGAGGTGCTGTTCGCCACGTACCGCGTGCACACGAAGACCACCAAGGAGGGCTTCGACCGCACGCGGGTGCAGGCCATCGGCCAAGGCGAGCGGGTGCTCAAGACCACCGAGCGGCCCAGCCACCTGGCCAAGAACCGGCTCAATCTGCCCGACGAGATTCCGCTGGACGAGCGCGTCTACCGGGCGTACGCGCGCGGCGAGGCGCCGGCGATCGATCCTGACGAGCAAAACCAAACCGAGCCCAACACCGACTGACACAAGCACTTGCGACCGGTTTCGTCGGTGCGCAGCGCCACGACTTGGCGCGCACCGGCGTCCGACCGCACACAATACGAGGACACGACCATGGCAGACCTGAACGGATTCGACGCGACGCAAGTGGAGCCCGCCGGCGACTTCGCGCCCATGCCCGCCGGGCAGTATCTGTGCATCGCCAGCGACTCGCAGATGAAGCCCACGAAGAAGGGCGACGGGCGGTATCTCCAGGTGGAGCTGGAGGTGCTCGAGGGCGAGCACAAGGGCCGCAAGCTCTGGGACCGCTTCGTGCTCGAGCACCCCAACGACCGGACGGTGGCGATCGCCAAGTCGTCGCTGGCGGGCTTGTGCACGGCGGTGGGGGTGCCGCGGCCGCGCGATTCGACCGAGCTGCACAACATCCCCGTGCTGGTGAAGGTGGCGTGCACGAAGCGCAAGGACACCGGCGAGATCACCAACACCATCAAGGGCTACGCCAAGCGCGGTGGCGTGCAGCCGACGAGCTCGGGCGCCAGCACCGGGGGCGGCGTGCCGTGGCGCCGGTGATCCGGACCATCGAGCTGAGCCTGCCCTACCCGCCCAGCGTGAACCACTACTGGCGGCGGGCCGGCTCGCGCACGATCGTGAGCGCCCGCGGCCGGCGGTTCCGCACGCAGGTCGCCGCCGAGCTGGCCTTCGCGCATGTCCGGGCCTTCGACGGCCGCGTGGCCGTGCGCGTCGTGGTCCACCCGCCCGACCGCCGGCGCCGCGACCTGGACAACGTGCTCAAGGCGCTGCTCGACGCCTTGGCCCAGCCGGGCGGGGCGTACCGCGACGATGCGCAGATCGACGAGCTCGAAGTCCTGCGCGGCGAGGTGGTCAAGGGCGGCCAGGTCGTCGTCATCGTGGAGGGGATCGGCTGATGGAGCTGCGCCCCTACCAGCGCGAGGCGATCGACGCGGCGTACGCGTTCCTCAGGGACCGCGAGGGCAACCCGTGCGTCGTGATCCCAACAGGCGGCGGCAAGACCCCGGTCATCGCGACGATGTGCCGCGACGTGGCGGAGCGGTGGCACGGCCGCGTGCTGATCCTGGCTCACCAGAAGGAGCTGCTCGGGCAGGCGGCAGACAAGCTGCGCGAGGTCGCGCCCGGGCTGGCCATGGGCGTCTACTCGGCGGGGCTGAAGCGCAAGGACCTGGGCGCGCCGGTCACCGTCGCGGGCATCCAGAGCGTGCACGGCCACGCGTGCGAGTTGGTTGAGCAAGGCGGGCCGATCGACCTGGTGCTCATCGACGAGGCACACATGGTGCCGCACGCCGACGAGGGGATGTACCGGCGGTTCCTGAGCGACCTCACCACCAACTGCCCGCACGCGCGGGTGGTCGGCCTGACCGCGACGCCGTACCGGCTGAAGGGCGGGCCGTTGTGCGGCGAGGGCCATGTGCTGAGCGACGTGTGCTACGAGGTGGGCGTCGCCGAGTTGATCCGCGATGGATACCTCTCGCCACTACGAACGCGCGCGGGTGTTACTCGAGCAGACCTGGGATCGCTGCACGTGCGTGGCGGCGAGTTCGTCAGGGGCGAGGCCGAGGCGATGATGGACGAGGCGTCGCTCGTGCGGGGCGCGTGCGCCGAGATCGCCGAGTGCACGCGCGATCGGCGGGGGACGCTGATCTTCGCCAGCGGCATCCGCCACGGGCGCCACGTGGCCCGCGTGCTGGCCGAGCGGCACGGCATCGAGTGCGGCTTCGTGTGCTCGAAGACGCCGGCGGCCGAGCGTGACGAGTTGATCGGGCGGTTTCGATCGGGCGAGCTGTGGTACCTCGCCAACGTGAACATGCTGACCACCGGCTTCGACGCGCCGCACGTCGATTGCGTGGCCCTGCTGCGACCGACGATGAGCTGCGGGCTGTATTACCAGATGGTCGGGCGGGGGTTTCGCCTATCCCCGGGCAAGGCCGACTGCATCGTGCTCGATTTCGCGGGCAACGTGCTCCGGCACGGACCGGTCGACGCGCTGTCGGCCAAACGCCCCGGCACGAGCGGCGGACCGCCGCCGGCGAAGGAGTGCCCCGCGTGCAACGAGCTGGTCGCCACCGGATGCCGGGAGTGCCCCGAGTGCGGCCACGCCTTCCCGGAGCCCCAGAGGACACAGCATGGGACCGAGGCGAGCGACGCGGGCATCCTGACTGGGCAGGCGAGCGAGCAGGAGCACGAGGTGCGGGCGGTCAGCTATCGCGTGCACCAGAGCAAGAAGAACCCGGGCAACCCGCCCACGATGCGCGTGGACTACCACGTCTCGCTGGCCGAGCACTTCAGCGAGTGGATCGCGGTGGGGCACGACGGCTACGCGCGCGAGAAGGCGTCGCGGTGGTGGCAGCGACGCTCGCGCGAGCCCGTACCCACCGATGCGCACGACGCCGTGGAGCTGGCACAAGCGGGCGCGCTCGCCGAGCCTGAGCGCATCCGCGTGCGACTCGTGGCGGGCGAGACGTTTCCAAGCATCGAGCCGATCGCTCTTGGTGATAGGCCCGCACGGCTGGACGACCCCGACGCCGTGCCCGAGCTGGTGCCCGCGATCCCCGACGACGAGGTGCCGTTCTGATGGCACAATCGCTTCCAACCCCGCTCGAAGCGGCAGTCGCCTACACGCGTCGCGGCTGGCGCGTGGTGCCGATCGCCGCGGGCGCCAAGGGCCCGACGCTCAAGGGCTGGCCATCGCTGCGGCTCGACGAGGGTGACCTACCCACCTACTTCCAGGGCGAGTGCAACATCGGCCTGATTCTCGGCGACCCCAGCGGCTGGCTGGTGGACGTCGACCTCGACTGCGATGAGGCCGTCGAGCTGGCGGGCCAGTACCTGCCGACGACGGGCGCGGTGACGGGTCGAGAGGGCCGGCCTGGCTCGCATCGCTGGTATGTCTCCGAGGGCGCTTCGACCGCGAAGCACCAGGACGCTGATGGCTCGATAATCGTCGAGCTGCGATCGACCGGGTGCCAGACGGTCGTCGGCCCCAGCATGCACCCGAGCGGCGAGCGGTACGACGTGCTCGGGGGCGAACCGGCGCGAGTGCCCGCGGCGATGCTGGCCGCGTGCGTGCAAGCATTGGCCAACGCGGTGCGTGAGCAACGCCACGCCGTCGACCCGCCCCGCAGCGCGCCCACCATCACCACGCCGCACGACGACGCCGAGCGTCGGGCCGGGGCGTACCTGGACGCCATGCCCCCCGCCATCGCTGGCAGCGGCGGCCACAACCAGACCTACGCGGCGGCCACCGCCCTCGTCCACGGCTTCGCCCTCTCACCCGACGCCGCACTGCACCTGCTGGCCGCCCGCTACAACCCGCGCTGCGAGCCGCCGTGGAGCGAGCGCGAGCTGCGTCACAAGGTCGACCAGGCCGCGAGCAAGCCGCACGAGCGGCCGCGAGGGTGGCTGCTCGAGGCGGGGCGCGAGGATTTGCACGCGGGTGTGGACCTTTCGGGGCTGGTGGCGCCGCGTCAGGCCGCACCTGAGCCCGTCTCCACCGACCCGGGCATCCTCCCGCCCGAGGCCCTGCGCGTGCCCGGCTTCGTCGGCGAGGTGATGGACCACTGCCTGGCGACGGCGCCGTACCCCAACCCGACGCTAGCGTTTTGCGGGGGGCTGGCGCTGCTGGCGTTTCTGGCTGGCCGCAAGGTCCGCGACCCCGCCGACAACCGGACCAACATCTACCTGCTCGGCCTCGCGCACTCCTCGGCGGGCAAGGACTGGCCGCGCAAGATCAACGCCAAAACGCTCCAGGCGGTCGGGCTGGCCGGCCGGCTGGGCGAGCAACTCGCCTCGGGCGAGGGGCTCCAGGACGCGCTGCACGCGGCGCCGGCGATGCTCTTCCAGACCGACGAGATCGACGCCATGCTGCAATCGATGAAGCGGGCCCGCGACGCCCGGCACGAGTCGATCATGGCCACGCTGCTGACGATGTACTCG